TCGAAGTAAACCATGGTCCGAGCCAGTTCTTTGGCCCGGTCAAGTCCTGTTCCCCAGTAGTTGCCGACCTGGGCGTTCCACAGCACCATGAAGGTCAGGACGCTGTCGTTGGTTTTGAAGCTGCCGAATGCCGGCACCGGGGTGTCGCTGACACGGTATCCGACACGCTCGCCGGTAGCCTTGGCGCGCGCGATAGCTTCGCTGGTCCCTCCGGGATCCGCTTCCGCGCCCATGACTTCCTTGCCGTCGGGCCCCACCGGCAGGGGCGTCGAGCCCGTAGTGTCCACGCCGATGCCGATCACGTCGTCGCCCCGGAACGAGCGAACCCCGCGCCGCGCCGCGGCCAGCGTCGAGCCTCAGCCTGCCGGCGCGAGCTCCCCGAAGAAGCCCACCACCTGCGCGATGGTGCCGTCGGCGGCCATCTGGGGCGCACTGGGCGCAGGAACCCACTCGGGGAGCGCACCCCTGATAGGGCTGTCGAGCGCATTATAGAAGAAGCCATAGGCAACGAAGCCGTGGGCAATGGCCGAGTCGAAGATATCGATGGGTAGCCGGCACTTGACAAGCGGCGCGCTGGAGGCCGCCGGCAGTGCGTCGCGCCCCAGCGGGTATGCCGCGATGAGCTTATTGAAGCGCTTGATATCCTTCGACCAGCGGTTGAAGATCACTTCCCGCGGGGCATCGTCATAGGGGAAAGCCAGCGACGAGTGGAAATCGGCCCTCTGGAAATCTGGGCTAATCACGCGCATTCCGTCGTAGAGAAGATACGGCAAGCGAACGAATATCGACTGGGGGATGAACGATATGTCGGCGACCCACCGATTATTGCCTATCGAGACGCGCATTGTCTTGACGAATCTCGCGCGCACAACACGGCAATTATACCCTTTTTCGGCGAGGACGTCGGCCAGCTCACAGGCCGCCTCGAGGTGATCGGGGCAGAAGAAGTCGAGGTCGGGCACAACCAGCGACTCGTCCGGGTAGATCTTGTCGCCCTTAAGGCGCAGCGCGTAATCGACGGCAGTCCCCCCGTAGAGGATTAGCTGCTTCCGGCGAATGAAGTCGCGCACTACATCGCTGGCCGCGACCACCGAGTCGTAATCGGGATCGTGCTTCAGCGAGATCGTGTCGAAAGTGTCCACATTCGGGATGCGCTCGCGAATGCCGGTAAACATTAACTATATGTTCGCCGGGATGGGCGAAAATTGAATTATTCGGCGATTTTCATTAATAACTGAGAAATGTCGGTGATTCGCCTTTCCATTAACGGAAAATCTGGAGGAATGGTGGAGTTGACAGCAAGGGTCGGGCCAACTACGTTCGTCGGGACTTTCGACGAGCGCTGTCTTGGCGGCCGCCCAATTCTCGACTACGATATTGGCTTCAGGGGAGACGACTTGATCATAATCGTAAACGGCAACATCGTGCGCTGCGCGCCGCTCGTTCCAGAGCTGCCCGCTGCGCCCAGGGGAGTGCCGGAAGTCCACTTGGCCGCCGTCATGTCCGGCGATGGACTGCGCATCGCCGAGGACCCGCTGCTCGCGGAAATGCTGCCTAACGCAGTGCCGGTCGAGGCGGCCTTGGGCGCGCCGATCGAGCATCTCGTTGTCCGCGGCGTGCCCTGGGATCTGCCGGTCGATATGGTCGCCTCTATCGTGTCGCAGATGGACAGTCTGCGTTCGATTGCCTTCGAGGTGAGCGACCTTATCGGGGACTGCGCGCGGCTGTTCGCGATGGGCGCGCCGCGCGGGCTGCGTATGGTGCGGGTCTCCTTTGCGGAAGGAGACAGGGGAGAAGCGGGCATCGCGGAGGCCCTTGCGCTGGAGCTGGCGCAGACGGCGCTGGCGAACCCGCAACTGGAACTGATTTCCGTTAGCCCCGCGATCCACGAGATCGCCAAGGCGCGCGGGAACATTTCCGACGGGCGCATGCGCTGCTGTGCATGAGCTTGGTTTTTTCGAGGAAAAAATGATTTCCGGCGATCTTGCTATTACGAAAATGTCGAGATTTGAGGTAATAATTTACGGTTCCCAAGCTAATTACAACGGGTGCTATAGATTCTTTATCGCAAAGCGGACTTTGATCTTCGCGCTGAGGAGCGGTTTCCAAGAGGTTGTCCCCCGGGATGACCTTGTGGCGGCTGTGTTCGGTGCGTTGGCGAGGAGCGGAAGGCAAGTTGACGAGATAATACAGTTCGACACGGTGGCGGCCGCGATCGATTCCGAGTATCTCTTAACTTGCGGGAAGAAGCCTCCGAGGAAGGGCGTTCTGCTGGAAACCGAGGGGCCAGCGAGTCGCTCTGTGCCGCCGATCCAACGCGCGGCGCAGGAGGCGGATTGGGGGCGCTTCCTTGCGGAATCCAGGAAGGAGGAGGTGAAGCGGAAGTTTGCCGAGATCCTTCAGGCGCGGGAAGAGGAGGAGGAGCGCCTGGACTACGGATGCCTGAACGAGATGGAGAGGCAGTCATTCGTAGCGTGCTAAGTAAGCACGGTGTAATTTTTTCCTTACTTGCCGTGTTCTATCGACGACTCAATGAGCGCCTCCAGGAGCGGCTCGTTCTCGCGCTGCTTCTCGTCGGCAATATGGAGCATGTATAGATCGATTGAGTATTCTGGGCGTACTGGCGACGTGAGGCGCACCGACTTGTCGACGGCCGCATACATGTGGATTTCGACGCGGCGATCGGCCGGAGGCACACTCTTGTGGGAACAATAGCGCACAGCGCGGCCGAAGATCTGCTCGAGGCGCGAATGATTCCAATAGGTCTCGATAACATGCACATGCCGCACGCGAAGGAGGCTGACTCCTTCCTTGATTGACGGGCTGCCGATCACTACCTGAATCTGCTTGCCTGAGTCGTTCGCCGGGGCATTGAAGGCGGCGCGGATCGCGTCCTTCTGGGCTCCGTTCTGGTCGCCCGACCAGACGGCATATCGCCGAGGGCCCGGGCCCTCGGCCTCGAAGCCCGACATGCCGAGCGCGACTTCGAGGCACTTCGCGATCGCCGCTATGCCGGCCGGCCCTGTGAAGTTGGTGTATATGAAGGCCAGTGCGCCCGGTGCCTTCCGCATGTTGCCGATGAGCTTGGCGAACTTTGCCGAATAGGTGTCGAGTGAGTTGCGTATCATGTTCGGAGTGAGCGCATCGAGTGCCGCAGTGCCCGTTAATCCGTTCGGGAAGGCGATGTTCGAGCGCTGGCGGGACTTAATGTAGAAGTCGTTGCTGATCTTGTGCGTGGCCAATGCGCCGCTGGCCTTCATTTCCGTCTCGACCTGCGCGCGATACCACTGCGCCTGGTGGCGGCTCATCGGGCATCGGTGGGTCTTGACCTCGACCTGCGGGAATGTGAATTCGGGGGCCCCCGCGAAGTAGGAAACGCGGCCAGCGAAGTGCTGCCGCACAACATCGGGCGTAAGGGGCTCTTCGCGGGGTATATCGGCCCGGAGAAGGGCCGCGATGCTGCGGAGCTCTTCCGGGGAGTCGAAGATCGGGGTTGCCGACATGATTACTACGGAAGACCGCGGATTACGGCGGATCCAGTCGAGAATGGCCGAGTTGAAGGCGCCTCCCTTATGGAGGACGTTCTGCACTTCGTCGACGATTATGATGGGGGCGCGAATATGGGCCGCTTCATTGGCGAACTTATTGTACGAGAATACTTGGTAGACCTTGTCGATCGGGTCCTTGTGGGGATCTGCCCCGCTGAGCGCGTATTTGCCTCCCGAGCAGCCGCCGCGCAGTTCGGCGCGGAACCCGGGGATCAGACTGGCCGGCATTACATAGAGGGGGCGATGGCCGGCGGCGACCCACTTCTCGCCGATCTGAATCGAAAGGCACGTTTTCCCGGAGCCGATCTTGTGGAAGATGAGGATCTCGCGGGGCGCGTGGCCCGGGGCCATATAGCGGCCCATCGCGAGCTGATGCTTCTGAACGGCATATTTCTTGGGGAAACAATACTCATCGAAGGCGCGCCGCGACGGGGGCGCGCCGCCGACTCGCTCGCCGCCGGAATGGGGATCCCATCCGCCGATAATCATAACCACGAGGGCGACGATGGCCGCGATGATAGCGGCAATAGCGCGGGCCAGCATTTGCTGCGGATATATATCGGACGGCAATTAATCGCGGGCCGCTGGGGGCGCCTCGAAGGTCTGGTAGATCGGCGCATCGGGCAGCTTCTTTTCCGCGGTGATCTTGAAGGCATCGAACGCCGAGCAAGCGAGGATCTGCGGATATGTAAGCGGATCTTTCGCGCGCTTGAGGGTCTCGGCGATGCCCGCGTGATTATCGCGGATCTGCTGGGGATCCATAGGCTGGAACAGCTCGCGGTCGAGAACCTCGGCGAGGGGATTCGAGCGGAGTAGCGTCATGCAGTTCTGGCGGATGTAGTACAGCAAGTAGTGGATATCGGAGAGGTGCATCTTCAGGACATCGAGCGGATCGCGGCGCTGGTCGCTGATTACGTCTTCCTCGGGAATCTGACTATATCCGAAGTCGATGATCTTTATCCACGCGCCCCTGAAGGGGACCAACCATTCATCGCCGCCCCGGCGATACCTGACGAACTGCGTATGGTGCGGGTCGACAACGAATCTCATATCGTTCAGAATCATGATGTTCCCGGCGTGAAGGTCCCCGTGCCGGAATAGCGGGAACTTGTCAGTAATGGCCGTCAGCGTGAAGACAATGCTGAACAGTATGCCGCGAAGAGTGTCGAGCGCGTTGGCGTAGCCCGTGGCGATACCATGCTCGAACACGTTATGCAGCGACATATAGCCGCAGTGCTCGAGGAACACGATGGACGCGCGATCCTCGTAGAATCCGAGGTCAATACGCTCGGCATATTCGCAGATGATCTCCTGCGGCGATCTGACCATGCCCGGCGGCGGAAAGGCCGGCATCTGCTTGTATGCGGCGCTGCAGGGAGTCCCGATTGACTTGACGAGCTCGGTCAGGACGCACATCCGATGGTCGAGTATCTCCGCCAAATGCGGCGTGATTCCCGTGTCGATGAAGTGCTTCTTCAGGAGGAGCATCACGCGGGTCTCTGCTTCAGCCGTATTCATTGTGCCCGCCGCCTGAGTGCTCTTGCGGGAATATATCTCGATCTCCGTCTTCCGGTGGGCGGTGATCTTCATGATGAATATGCCGCCCTGCGGCGATTTGCAGGCGAATATCAGGCCGCCCGACATTGTATTGGCTATAATCCGATACATGGAGAGCTTGATCAGATCCGGCAGATTACAGGTTATCTCGAGCTTCTGGGGTTCGCCTTTCGCGGCCATCTTCGGGATTCGTATATCTATAGGGGCGCCGTTGGGAAGGAAAAAAATGATTCTCCGACTCTCAATCATTACCAATTATGGCTTACGTCGACGTTGTTGATCCGATGATGGAGATTGAGATGGAGATTGAATACATTGATTCGGCCATTGATGAGCTCAAGATGGAGGAGATGTCTGGAGGCCGTAGGCGGCGCATGAGGAAGATTCCGCGCATTATTCGCGCGCTGGTCAAGAGGAGGAAAGCTCTTGATGCACTGTTCTTCACGGGCGCAGCTGGGCTGGTAGTAGGGAACGACAACACGGGCGGCGTGTAAGTGTCTCGTTCTCTGCTGGTGAGCTTTTTTGCTGGGCCATTACGCGCAGCTCGACGCCCCGCAGTTCACGCAGCGGCGGCAGCCTTCGGCGAATATGACGCTGAGGTTCCGGCACAACGCGCACAGCTCCATAGTCGAGGCGGCGCCTGTGGCCGCCGTCGGGGCCTCAGCGTCGGGGGCAATCGCCTGCGCGATGGCGTCCGGAAGGGAAAGGATAGTATGCCCGCCGCTCCTTTTCCGCGAACTGCCGCCAATATTCCGCATCTGGTCGCGAATCATGCCCAGGCGCGTCGCGGGGGCGACCGGGCTCTCGATGCGCAGGAGCAGGCTAATGAGGCGCCCATATCCCTCCGAGATCGCCGCGAGATCCGTTCCGCCCTTGCCGATGTTCACGAACATCTCGAAGGGTTGGCCGCCCGGGGTGCTGTTCGCCGTCACGAAGACAGTGCCGAATGCCGTCTCGACGGCCGTTGTTTTTCCCTGTAGAGTGGGCGGCCGCGAATGTTTCTGTTGGGGCATGACGATGACCTCCTTCGCCCGGGACCCAATAACATAGAGCGTGAATCCCTTCACGTGGGGGCTATTGTGGGCGCGGACAATCAAGTCGCGAACTGTCGACGGCGTCGCGCTCTGCGCCGAGCAATTAACGGTCTTGCTGATGCTGTTATCGACCCACTTCTGGAGAGTCTCCTGCATGCTCAGGTGATCGTCCGCGGAGATGTCCGGGGCGCACTTGAAGTGCTCGAACTCGCCTCCAGCGCGCAGGTATTCCCGGGGCATACGGCCAGTCGCCGCGACTTCGGCGCGGATCGACGCGGCGGCCGGGAACCCCTCCAGCGCGCGCTCCAGCAGGCGGCAATTGAATATCAGCGGGGCGGATTGGCCCACAACATTGCGCTTGTAGGAGAGTCCTATCAGCGGCTCGCATCCATAGCCGTAGACGCCCATCAGCGTTGATAGGGTGCCCGTGGGCGCGATGCACGTCAATGCGGCATTACGGAGTCCGTGCCGGCCGATACCGGCCAGTATGTCGGCGCGGCGGGCCGCGTAATTGGCCTCCGTTAGCTCGCCGCCGAAGGTGTCCGTGATCCCCAACTGGGGCGGAATCAGGCGCCCCGGCGTAGTCGCCCACAAACTCCCTTCGAAGGCCCCGAAAGGCACGCGTTCTTCGGCGAGCTTGATCGAGGCCGCGAGCGACCAGAGCTTGATGTTCGCCATTACGTAGCCCGCGAATTCCCTAGCGCGCGGCGAATCATAGGGAAGACGGAGCGCGATGAGGACGTCGGCGAGGCCCGTAATTCCCAGCCCAATGCGCCGGGCGGCCTTCGCGGCCTGCTCGAGCTCGGGTATCTCCGGAATGTACTTGTTCGCCGTTATCACATCGTCCAGAAAGCGGACGGCGAGCTCCGTTGTGCGCTGTAGGGCCGGCCAATCCATGCCGGCGGGCGTGATGTGATTCGCGAGGTTAATCGAGCCCAAACAGCAATTCTCATAGGGGCCCAACCACTGCTCGCCGCAAGGATTAGTGCTGCGCAACGTGTACTTATGGCACATCGCGTTGAGGCGGTTCGCCTTCTCGGGAAAGAGGATGCCCGGCTCGCCATTCGCGATCATCCGGTCGGTGATCTGCGTGAGGATTAGCTCGGGCGAGACAGCGCGCTCAACGCGCTGCGTGCGCGGATTAATCAGCTCGAATTGCTTGCCGTCGCGAAGGCAATCCATGAACTTGTCGGTCAGGGCGACACTGATGTTGAAGTTGCTTATTCGGCCCTCCTGGGCCTTACAGGAGATGAAGTCAAGGATATCCGGATGATCGACGCGCAGAACGGCCATCGAGGCGCCGCGGCGCATTCCTCCCTGGGCGATCTCGCCGATCGCCTTGTCGAAGATGGAGATGAAGCTGACGGGGCCGCTCGATATTCCCTTCGTCGAGGCGACTTCATCGCCGCGAGGCCTCAGCGGGCTGAAGTCGAAGCCGACTCCGCCGCCGGACTGCTGGATAAGGACGGCCTTCCTGAGCGTCAGGAAGATGCTGTCCGGTTCGCGTCCGAGATCATCGGATACGGGCAGAACGAAGCAGGCCGCGAGCTGGTTAAGCGCCGTGCCGGCGCCGCATAGTGTTGGCGAGTTCGGCAGGAAATCAAGCGAGGAAAACATCCGCTCGAAGGCGTCGGCGACGGCGGGCGACTCGCTGGCCGCCTGGGCGATGTGCCCGACGACTCGGCGCACCATCTGCTCGGGCGATTCTCCTTGGCGCAATATGCGCCGGGCCATGATCTCGCGCTGCGCATCGGTCATAAGTTTGCTGGAGATATTCGGCGTGTCGGCCATCTGCCTATCAATATGTAATGGCGGGAGAATTCCAAATGCCGCTTTCCGTCGAGAAAAAATAGGGCCCTTTCCCATCAGAGGCGCGCGGCATGCTGGCCAGCGCGAATCGCCCTAATGGTCCCCTCGGAGAACGGCTCTCCGGTAATTTGCCCGATGATCCCCTCCGCGTTCGTCGCGCCCCAGAGAACCGCCAAGTAGCAGATGTCGTCGCGCCGCGTCCCGGCAGCGACCTCCAGCATCCAGTCGAAGTCCCGGCAGCCGGCCTCGCGGGCTACTTCGAGCGCCTGGTAAGCATGCAGACCTCCGCATGCGGCCACATCGAACACGATGAGTGGCGATGCGGCCCCAGTCGCGATCATCGCGCGAAATTGGTCCGTTGCCTCGTTGCTGCTAATAGTTCCGTCGTCCATAATGTCCCTGAGTCGGCCCATTGTTCCGAACGTATCCATGTTTATTGGTAATATTGGGCGCTACGAAGTCAATTTTTCCGGGAGAAAAAACCGAGGTTATCACCAAGGATTCGCCGCTAGATAGCCCCTAGCGATCGTCCTCATGAGCCCCTTCGTCCCCGACTCGCCCTCGAGACGCGCGATGACCTCCTCCGTGTTCGTCGCGCCCCACAACGCCGCAAGGTAGCAGATGGGCTTCTGCCTCGCGTCGGCCGCCACCTCGAGCATCCAGTCGAATTCGGATGCTCCAGAGTCGCGGGCCACGTTGAGAGCCAGAATTGCGTGGTGCCCCCCAGAAGCCGCAATTCCCATCAGATCGTTCGGCGAAACCCTTCCCTCCTGGATCATTTGCTCGAGCATGTAGCGCGCCGCGCCTATGTCCAACATCACGTCGCTAATGATTCCGTCAATCTCGTCAATAATCTCTACCGTCGCCATAAGTATTAGAATGATTAGCGGGCCAAATTCACTTTTTCGTGGGTCGCGCGCGAAGCACATATCGCTCCGAATATAGGCGCACGTGAATGTCGGGCTTCAACAAGAATCGCGGCGGGAAAGTGGTTCTTCCGAAACATAAGGAGACTCTGATCAAGTCGAAGACCTACACGCTAAATGATGGGCGTCCCATTGATATTCGCCATCTGCCGGCGAAGGCCTTGGGCCCCGTCGCGGAATTGCTCGAGGGCTTCTACCTGCGCGCGCCGACTGTGCGCGCCATTGAGTCCGGCGCCGTGGACGCGACGAGCATTAGCCGCATGTGGATACTCGCCCACGAAGATCGGGCGCTCGGCCTTCCCCGGCACCCGTTCATCGACAAGCTGATCCGCGAGTACCACTTCTGCGTCGACTGTTATGCCGACTTGCTGAGCCG